TGAAATGTACAAGAAGGGTATGTCCAATGAAGCCATTCACGCTGAAATCACAAACATGGGTTATGCAAAAGAACGCATTACTGCTGACTGTGCGGAACCCAAGTCAATTGCACGTCTTTATGATTTGGGCATTCACAGAATCCGTGCTGCACGAAAAGGTAAGGACAGTGTGAACAACGGAATTGACTTCATTCAGGACTATGAAATCATTATCCATCCCCGTTGCGTGAACTTCATCACTGAAATCAGCAACTATACGTGGGATGTGGACAAGTTTGAAAACAAATTGAACAAACCCATTGATGACTTCAACCACCTGATGGATGCCATGCGTTATGCGCTTGAAGGATTCATTAGGGGTGAAACGTTCAGTTTTGACTAATGGGGGAAGTGAAAGATGTTAAGTGATTTCAATGTAATTGTCAGGCGGTTTGATTCTGCAATCAAGATTGCCTGTATTTCAGATATTCATTTTGGTGCCTTGGAACACATGGAACTGGAATGGAAGAAGTTCTTGGATTCAGTGATTGCAGACCCCAACCTGTATTTGGTCTTGGGTGGTGATTTAATCAACAATAACACCCGTTCAAGCGTTGGTTCACCTTGGGATGACATCATTCGTCCCCGTGAACAGAAGCGGTTGATGGTGGAAGCACTGAAGCCTATCAAAGACAGAATCCTGTGTTGTGTGTCCGGAAACCATGAACGCAGGTCTATGAAGGACGCTGATGATGACCCCACTTATGACATCATGTCAAAGTTGGACTTGGAAGATGTGTACAGACAGAACGCTGCATTCATGAAATTTCAGCTTGGTCAGCATGACACCAAGACTGATAAAGCAGGTGCAACATACACCTTTGCTGTGACACATGGTGCAGGTGGTGGCATTTACACTGGCGCAACTGTGAACCGCAATGAACGGTGGGGAAACGTCATTGACGGTGTGGATTGTGTGATTGTTGGTCATACCCACAAGGGAACGGTCAGCAAACCTTCCAAGATTGTTTTTAATCCGTATAGTAATACGGTAACAATAAAAGAATACATTGTGATTTCCTGTGTGTCTTGGCAGAGATACGCAGAATATCCCCTTCAGAAGATGTTGCTTCCTGCGGTAACTGGAACACCGCAGATTCTTCATCTTTCTGATAAACAAAAGAATATTGAAGTAAGGTGGTGACAATGAATGTTTCAGTTTATGAAGGCTGCTGAAGTGGTGGATCACTTAGCACGAAAGGATGTTGCAACCAGAATGACTGATAATCAGTTCATTGTGGCTGAAATCAACCGCTTCCGCAGGTCTAAACGGTACCTTGATATGGTCGCAGGTGATAACTATTATTCAGGCAAACATGACATCCGGTTCAAACAGCGTACTGCCATTGGTGAAAATGGTAAGCTGACGATTCTGGACAACTTGCCTAATAACAAAATTGTTGATAACCAGTACAAGAAGATGGTTGACCAGAAAGTTCAGTACATTGTTGGTCAGCCTTTCCTGATTCAGTCTGAAAATCAGCAGTTTGTGGATGCTGTAAAGCCTTATTTACAGACTAAGAAGTTCTATAAGTTCCTGAAAGCTATTGTAAAGGACTTTGTGAACTGCGGTATTGCTTGGGTGTATGGTCATTACAATGACAACGGTGAATATGTCTATACACGATTCAAACCCTATGAAATCATTCCTATGTGGAAGGATGCTGAACACACCATTCTGGATGCCGCAATCAGAACCTATGAAGTGGTTGTGTATGAAGGCACTGAAGAAAAAGTTGCCACCAAGGTTGAAATCTTCAACCCTGATGGTATCTATTACTTTGAACTGCGTGATGACTTCCTGATTCCTGAAGACCCGTTCTTTGAACCTTATTTCACGGTGTTCCATGAAGATGGTACTGAACAGGGTTATGAATGGGAAAGAATTCCCTTGATTGCCTTCCGTGGTAATGAAGAAGAAGTTCCCCTGATTAACAGATGTAAGTCCATGCAGGATGGTCTGAACAGAATTGAATCACAGTGGCAGGATCAGATGGAAGAAGACCCTAGAAACACTATTATGGTTCTGGTGAACTATGATGGTCAGAACCTTGGTGAATTCCGTCAGAACCTTGCACAGTATGGTGCTGTGAAGGTCAGAAGCATGGATGGCAACCACGGTGATGTGAAAACCCTTCAGATTGAAGTCAATGCAGAAAACTATAAAGCCATTATTGAACAGTTCAAGAAGGCAATCATTGAAAACTGCATGGGTTATGATGCCAAGGATGACCGTATGGGTGGCAATGCCAACCAGATGAATATCAAGTCCATGTATTCTGACATTGAACTTGAAGCAAACGGTATTGAAACTGAACTTCAGGCTTCCTTTGAAGAATTGATGTGGTTCCTGAACTGTCACCTTGCGAATACGCACATTGGTGACTTTGAAAATGAAGAATATGAAATCATTTTCAACCGTGACATTATGATTTCTGAATCTGAAGTCATCAATGACATCAAGAACAGCGTTGGTATTCTGTCTGATGAAACCCTGATTGCACAGCACCCTTGGGTTGATGACCCTGAAGACGAATTGAAGCGTCTGAAGAAGCAGAAGGAAGAAGAAATGGAACTGTACGGTGGATTTGGTCAGTCAAGTACCAGTCAAGTAAAACAGAATCCTGAAGAAACTGAAGAATAATTGAAGAAAGGATGGTGTGATGGATGTCTAATTACTGGCAGAAACGTTTTCAAGCTGTGGAAGCCATGAACAACAAAACTGCCATGGGAACTGTTCAAGCTGTCACACCTGCCTTTGACCAAGCACAGGCGCAGATTGAAAAGGAAATCAATGCTTGGTACAGTCGATTTGCAAAGAACAATCAGATTGACCTTCAGGAAGCAAAGAAATTACTGAACACCAAGGAACTGAAAGAATTCCGGTGGGATGTTGAAGAATATATCAAGTATGGTAGACAGAACGCACTTGACCAGAAGTGGATGAAGGAACTTGAAAATGCTTCCGCACGGTTCCACATTAGCAGATTGGAAGCCTTGAAAGTCCGCACACAGAATGCTGCCGAAAGAGCATTTGGAAATGAACTTGACCAGATTGATGAAATGGCAACACGGATTTACATGGATGACTATTACCACACCGCTTATGAGATTCATAAGGGTTTGGGTATTGGTTGGGATGTAAGTCAGATTGACCAAAGAAAACTGGACAGGATCATTTCCAAACCTTGGACTGCTGACAAGATGACGTTCAGTGACCGAATTTGGAAGTCCAAGACGCAGTTGATTGATTCACTGCACAAGGAACTGACACAGATGTGTGTGCTTGGAAAGGCACCTGACCAGACAATCAGTGCTATTTCCAAACGGATGAACGTTTCCAAAGGTCAGGCAGGAAGACTGGTCATGACTGAAGCGGCCTATTTCGGTTCAGTTGCACAGAAGGATTGCTTCAATGACTTGGATGTTGAAAAGTATGAAATTGTTGCAACCTTGGACAGTCGCACTTCTGAAACCTGTCAGGAAATGGACGGTAAGGTCTTTGACATGAAGGATTTTGAAGCAGGTGTGACTGCACCCCCGTTCCATGTCTGGTGCCGTTCCTGCACTTGTCCGTGGTTTGAAGATAATGACGGTGAACGTGCTGCACGGGGTGAAAACGGTGAAACGTACTATGTTCCTGCCAATATGAAGTATCAGGATTGGAAGGACTACTTTGTTGATAAGACAAAAGACCCTGCTGAATGGTTGAAACTTGCGTCTGTTGATGATATTGTCAAGATGGGATTCCCTGAAAAAATTCAGGAAATCAAGGATAGAATTGCAAAGAACGGTTCCGTCACTGAAGATGACCTTCAGGAAGCAGGTAAGTTGTTCCAAGAAGAACTTCTGAATGACAAGCAGTATTCTGAACGTGTTCAGAAGATTGATGATTTGAAAAGTCAAAGAGATTCTGCTTATAAAGAATACACCCAATTGAGAAAAGAATTTCTTGATTTGGACAAGGAACTTCCCCTTGGTTATTCTGGTATTGGTGATGACCTGATTCGTTACAGAAAAGGACTTGCTGAAAACCCTGATTCAACTTGGTATAAAGAAGGTCTGGAAAAACTTGAAGAACGGGCAAAGAAAGTTGACCCTAAGTATTTTGAACTGCACAAGAAACAAGCTGAAGCATGGGAAAAATACGATTCAATCAAACAGGTGTTGCGTCCGTTGGAACGGAACTTTGAGTTTGACAATGCTGACGATGTGAAACGCATTCTGTCACAGATTCGTGAAATGGGTTCTGATGGAATCGACATCAAGCGTCACTTGAACAGCAGTCGATCCCCAATGAGAAAAGAAGTTGAACGTGCCTATTCTTATTATCCAAAAGATTGGGTGAAGGCTTCCGTTAAACATGGCAATCTGACACCTAAGAAGGTTGACCGTGGTTATTATTCTGAATGGCGAGGTGAAATTGCCATTTCAGGATATGATGATAGAAGTTATTTTGAAACAGCCATTCATGAACTTGGTCACAGAATGGAACGTGCTGTTCCTGAAATCAAGAAGGCTGAAAAAGTCTTCTATGACCGTAGAACAGCAGGTGAAGATTTGGAATGGTTGGGTTCTGGTTATGACAGAAGCGAAACCACACGAAAAGACAACTTCCTTCATCCTTACATGGGTAAGGATTACAAGGAAACTGCTTATGAACTTGTTTCTATGGGATTCCAGTATGGATATTTGGAACCTGCCCATCTGATGAAAGATTCAGACATGGCAAACTGGATTTACGGAATCCTGACACTGTTTTAAGAAAGGGGTGATATTGTGGGAAAGATTACGGCAAAGGGTAAAAGATATGGTTTCAAACTGACCGTTGAATTTGATATGGAAAAGATTCTGTTCAACGGTAAAGAAGATGAACGCATGGAAGAAGAACTTCTGGAAATGCTTGAATCCCCCAAGGCTGTTGGTGAAACGTATTATCCACCTGTTGACAGTCTTCTGAATGCGTACAACATTCTGCAATATCATTACTTTGATGACACCGCTGAAGAAATCACGGTTGAAGGGGAACTTGAAGAAATCCCCTATGAAAAAGATATTATTTATTAAACAAAGGACATCCTGATTCGTCAGGGTGTCCTTTTTGTATGGCAGGTTGGTTGAGTGGCTGAAAACGTCTGTCTTGAAAACAGAAGGTTAGTAATGACCCGTGGGTTCAAATCCTACACCTGCCGCCAAAGGACACGATGTATGGTGTCCGTTAAGTGATTGTGTTGGGAATGCTTGCGTGGCACCCAACCCTAACGGGGAACGCATTCCCCGTTAGATATGCCATGGTAGCACAACGGCAGTGCAACTGATTTGTAATCAGTAGGTTAAGGGTTCAAATCCCTTCTGTGGCTCCATACAGAAGTGTTGTGTAACGGTAGCACAACAGACTTTGAATCTGGAAGTGTTGGTTCGATTCCAACCATTTCTGCCACATCACCTGTACCATGTTGTACAGAGTGACCAAGGACACGGTATCTCCCAAGCCGTGTCCTTCTTTTTATGGCGCATTGGTCAAGTGGTTAAGACATCACCCTTTCACGGTGAAATCATGGGTTCAATTCCCGTATGCGTCACCATCCGTCCCTTTGGTACTTCCGGACGAAAAATGGAAAGACAACAATACCTGACTGAACAGGGATAACAAATGTGATTGAAAGGAAAGAACAAATATGAAAAAAGAAGAACTGATGAAACTGGAAGGTATGACTGAAGAAGTTGCAGTCAAGGTCATGGAAATCTATGACGCTGAAAAGGTGGTTCCTAAGACCCGTCTTGATGAAGTCATTGCAGAACGTGACAATGCTAAGACTTCCAACGCAGACCTGCTGAAGCAGTTGGGCGCACTTCAGAAGGAAACTGGTGATGTCCAGTCCCTGAAGGACAAGATTAAGGAACTGGAAGACGGTGCAAAGGAATCTGAAAAGACCCATGCCGCTGAAATTCAGTCCCTGAAAATCAACAATGCAGTTGATACTGCACTGATGAATGCAAAGGCACTGAATGCAAAGGCAGTCAAGGCACTGCTGAATCTGGAAAAGGCTGAACTGGATGATGAAGGTAATGTCAAGGGTTTGGCAGACCAGATTAAGGCACTTCAGACTGCGGAAGATTCCAAGTTCATGTTTGGTTCTTCTGCACCTATCATGAAGGGTGCAAAGACTGGTGAAAGTGGTAATGAAGACGGTGACAAGGGCATGACTATTGAAAAGTTCCGTAAAATGTCCCCTGCTGACCGTTACAACTATTCCATTACCAACCCCAATGAATACAAAAATCTTTATGAAAGAGGTAACTAATTATGGCAATGATTAACACCGTGTATGAAAACTTCTATCTGTCTAACGAGATTGAAGACCAGTACAATTCCCACCTTGACCTGCAGCAGTTCTGCACTATTGATAACACCCTGACTGGTGTTGCAGGTATGAAGCGCAAGATTAACGTCTATAAGGCAACTGATGGTACTGAAAAGCTGGGCGCAGGTGAAGGCAACACCAAGTCTATCACTGTTTCCTTCAGTCCTGAAGAATACGAGATTCTGCTTGCACAGAACCGTTTCGATTATCTGGATGAGGAAGCCATGACTGACCCCATGGTTGTTCCCACTGGTACCAAGCACATGGGCACTGACCTGTTCAACACTGTCAACGCTGACATCTTTGCTGAATTCAATAAGGCAAGCCTGACTGTTCAGGCTTCTGCACCTGACTTTGCTGCATTCGTTGATGCACAGGCAAAGCTGAATCTGGAGAATCTGGAAGGTGTCACTGTGTTTGGTTGGGTTGCACCTGCTGACATGGCAAAGGTTCGCAA